AAATGGATTTTATGCCTTTAGTGCTCATTGGAGTGAACATCCTGACAGAGATGAAACTTGGGCCGAAGAAGAAAAATCACGTATAGGTGAAGAACGTTTTAGACGTGAACACGAATGCGAATTTTTAATATTTGACGAAACATTAATTAACAGTGTCAAACTTGCTGAACTAGAAGGTACAGAACCTTTGAAAAAATTCGGGCAAACAAGATGGTATAAAAATATTAATCCTAATTGCACTTATGTTGTAAGTCTTGATCCAAGTTTAGGAACGGGTGGAGATTACGCGGCCATACAAGTGTTTGAACTACCAACGTTTGAACAAGTTGCAGAATGGCAACACAACAATACTCCTATACAAGGACAGATAAGAGTACTTGCTGATATAAACAAGACTATAATGGAAGAGTGTCAAAATAAAACAAATAAATTACCACAGTTATATTACAGTGTAGAAAACAACACAATTGGTGAAGCGGCACTAGTAAGTATTAACGAGTTTGGTGAAGAAAATATTTACGGTATGTTCTTAAGTGAACCTGTTAGAAAAGGGCATGTACGTAAGTTTAGAAAAGGATTTAACACAACACATAAAACTAAAATAAGTGCATGTGCTAAATTTAAACAGTTATTAGAAACAGGACAACTAAAAATACACAGCAAACCGTTTATATCAGAACTAAAAGCCTTTGTTGCTCATGGTACAACATTTGGTGCAAAAACGGGCGAACACGATGATCTAGTAATGAGTACTATGCTTAATATACGTATGCAGAAGATACTTGCAGACTGGGATCCAGCAATATATGACAAGATGCGTGATGCAGATCAAGACGGACAAGTAGAACCCATGCCGGTCTTTGTTTCCTTTATGTAAGCATAAATAACAGTATGGATGGATTAGAAAACATATCAAAGTCATTATTTGAGAAGATCAGAGGACGTTTTTCCAAGGTAACAATGGGCGACGAAAACGGTGCTCCTACATCAGATGAAGCAGATGCACGTTTTTTCGATTTTGATTGGTCAGTAAATGGTGAAAATCAGGGTGCAGTTAGCATTAGTATTAGCGAAGGTGACGCACTAAAAATTTATTACAGTCAAAATATGCTCGAGAACTTACCAGAGCCAATTGAAAACGAATGGTATAACTTTCTTAAAGAAATGCGTTTTTTTGCTAAAAAACACATGATGGGTTTTGATACTAGAGATATTGCAAAGTCTAATCTAGATAAAAGAGACTATCAATACCTAGCAAATAAACAAGTTCAGGAGTCAGCGATGTATGGAACAACAAAGTCAAGTTATGAAGAACTAGACAAAACAAAATTAATAATTAGACATAAAAAAGAAATTAACGCAGAACAATCAGGTGCTAGAACAAGACATATTTCAGCACTGTTTATAGAAAATTCAGAAGGTGAAAGATTCAAATATCCTTATGCACATTTATCAGGTGCAAGAGCAATGGCACGTCACGTTGCAAATGGAGGATTACCACATGATGAATTTGGAAAACATATTATTGAAACATCAGGAAACATCGCAAAATTGACTTCATTCAAAAGATATGTTGGAAAAAAAGATTTCATGAACACTACATCCAATGATATAATTCAAGGTTCAAATATGGAACTTGAAAATTTACGCACACACTTAAAAAAATTGCAAGGTCAAAATTATTATGTGAATGCTAAAGACAATTTTACACCAGTTGAAACAGAATCTGAATTGGGAGAAGACGTTGTAAACGAACTTACCAATGCATTTACTATTCCTCAGTTTAATGAAGAATTAAAAGATATGTTTCCTTTACTACACAGCATTCATCAAAAAAGAGTTGCAGAAACAACTATTGACCTAGACGAAGTTGTAAAAGAAGATGCAGAAATTGATGATATTTTAGCAAAACATCCTCAAGAATGGAAACAAGCAAAAGCAGATGGTGGTATAGAATATGGTTCAGATTTATACCAAGACCTATTTGATTATTTTGCAGACTCAGGTGAAATGCCATACGGTACTATGAAAGCAAGAGACGGTGATCCTGATCAATGGATACATGACGAATTAGAATCAATGGGATACTTTGATGAAGCAACTGAAGAACATACTGCACCAGAAGATGAATTCGATACTTGGGCAGATTCAGTTATAGATGAAGCATTAGACAAGCAACGTATTGCTATGCTAAACAAACTTCTTGGAAAACATTTTCCTGTAGGTCCAGATGCCACTAACGCAGAAGCAAGTTTAAAAGGTATTATAGATGATAAAGGACTTATGGACGAACTTAAAGCACTAGCAGAAAAAGATCCAGAATCTTGTGCTAGACCTTCTATTCATCGTTATATAAAAAATAACCAACCAGAAGTACTAGATGATTTAGACTTTGGTGATATGAAAGAAGATGATACTACAGATGTAACAATCGGCAAAGATGGTGCTATGAAATTAGCAGGCGATGAAGAAGAGCCAAAAGATGAAAAAGCAACAGCCGAAGACATCATTGAGTTTGTTCGCTCATTCTATGATAAAGAAACTGGAGCGTTTCCAAAAGGTGAGACAGGCGTAGTTATTTCCGCTCGTAAACGTTTTGGCGATTCCGTAGGGGATCTAGTCGAAAAATTTGTATCTAAACTTACAGGTAAAGAGGTACAAGTTGAAGATGATGCAGATGTAGAAGAAGGTAGTATCAAATACATGCATAGTTTAAAAGCAAAAGGTCACAGCGATGAAGAAATAGCAAAAGAGTTAAACATGTCCGCTGATGAAGTTAAAAAGGCTATGGCAAAGTCAGAAGAAACTACAGAAAACGTCGAGTTGGACTATATCACCGACAAATTGGCAAAAATACTCAGATAATTTACTTGACCTTTAGGTCATTTATAAATATAATATAGATATGTTGTTTAGCAATATATCTAACAACAGGCACATTAAGGCAATAACAAAGGAGGCTTATTATGGCAACATTAGCAGAAATTCGTGCAAAACTACGTGAGCAAGATACTAGACAAGGTGGCTCACAACAAAGCGGCGGCGACAACGCAATTTACCCACATTGGAATATAGCAGAAGGTACTGAATCGGTAGTACGTTTCTTACCAGATGCAGATCCTGAGGCAACTTTCTTTTGGAAAGAAAGACTTATGATCAAACTTCCATTTGCGGGAATCAAAGGTCAAACTGATTCACGTCCAGTGACAGTTAACGTTCCATGTATGGAAATGTATGGAGAAACTTGCCCAGTACTTTCAGAAGTAAGAGGTTGGTTTAAAGATCCTTCATTGGAAGATCAAGGTAGAAAATATTGGAAGAAAAGAAGTTATATCTTCCAAGGTTTTGTTACTGACAATCCATTGAAAGAGGATACAACTCCAGAAAATCCAATTAGACGTTTTATTATTGGTCCACAAATTTTCCAAATCATTAAGGGTGCATTGATGGATCCAGAGATGGAAGAACTTCCTACAGATTATGTAAGAGGTGTAGACTTTAGAATTAAGAAAACATCTAAAGGTGGATATGCAGATTATTCAACTTCACAATGGTCACGTAGAGAACGTGCAGTAACTGAAGAAGAAAAAACTGCAATTGATACACATGGATTGCATAACCTTAATGACTTCTTACCAAAGAAGCCATCAGACGTTGAAGTTAAAGTTATCCAAGAAATGTTTGAAGCATCTGTTGATGGTGAAGCATATGATCCAGACCGTTTTGGACAGTACTTTCGTGCTCCAGGCATGAGTGCTCCAACTGGTGATCCGAACAAAGGTGCAACTGCGCCAGCGGCGGCTCCAGCAAGTCCGGCTCCTACTCCAGCACCAGAACCAGTAGCAGAGGCAACACCAGCACCAGTGGCTGAGACTGCAACTGCAACTACTACTGCAAGTGCAACAGAAGACAAACCAAGTAGCGAACGTGCTAATGATATTTTAGCAATGATTCGCAACCGTCAACAATAAGGAGTAATCATGGCGAAACCATTTGACGTTAGTAAATTTCGTAAGAACCTTACCAAGAGCATTACAGGTCTAGGTATGGGTTTTAACGATCCAACTGACTGGGTTTCGACTGGCAATTACGCACTAAATCATCTTATCTCTGGGGACTTCCACAAAGGAATTCCCCTTGGTAAGGTTACAGTGTTTGCTGGCGAATCCGGCGCAGGTAAATCTTACTTTGCTTCAGGTAACATTGTAAAGGCCGCACAAGATCAAGGTATCTTTGTAGTACTAATTGA